GGTCTACCTACTTTAGATCCGTATGTACCTTTACCGTATGGCATTTACTTTCTCCTTGACTTAGCACCGGAACACTTCCAACGCTTTCTTGATAAGTTGTTTGGCGTATTAGGGTCATTCTGCTTTGCTTTAGGCAGACGCTTCTTAATACCTAAACTACGAGCACAGTAACTGTCACCTTTGCTAGTTCCTGGCTTTACTCTACGACCACCTCCTTTAGCACTACCGGCTTGTCCGTAACTTACTTTTTTACCACTAGAAGTAANTTTTACTTTAGCTTTACCTTTTCTTGGAGTAGCCACTATGCGGCTTTCTTAGAAGTCTTTGGAGCCTTCTGTTTCTCTGTAGCACAGTTACATGNTTTTATTTCTTTAATAGTTTTCTCTAGTTCTTCAAACTTAGCATTAACTTGGGCTACTACTTCAGTTAATTCTGTTCTAGTTACTACCATTAGTAGGTACTCCTTGTAGTTGCAACGGTACTTGTTGCGGTGGTTGCTGTTGCTGTGTAGGCTGTTGTGTAGGAGTCTTTAAGTCAATCTCCTTCTCTTTNAACATAGTCTGAGCAATCTTCATTCTACGCTCAAACTCTTTATCGTCCTGATCCCCTGCNTTNAGGTTAGCTGTGATAGCCTTAATCTTGTCTATCTCAAGCTCCTGTGGCAGTAGCTGTGCCTCTATAGCAATCTTCTGTGCTCTTGACTGNGACTCCTGTGCTTGTCCTGACAAAGCATCTGTCTGTGACTGCTGGAAGGCCATCTGTGCCTGTTGTACTGCTTGCTGTGCTTGCTGTTGCTCTGGAGTAGGCTGTGAGGCTTGCTCTGCTTGTTGCATCTTAGAGATAAGTTCTTCACGGTTGGAGAGGTTCATGTTGTCAATAATAGATTGCAACAATGTGTTGTACACTGGAGACTCTTGAGGCATAGTCTGTAGTAGTTGTACAAGCTGTGTTACTTCGTACTCACGGGCAATAATACCTAGAGTAGATGTAGTGTTAAACTTGTAGTCCTTTACAGGATAGTTCTCTGGGTCAAACTGCATATATCTATAAGCAGCCTTCTGTACAAAAGGAATTAAGAAGGACTGTTGGAAGTTAATCAATGTGCGCTTGTGACGCTTAATGATTGCACCTAGAGACATACTAATACCAGCGGCAGTAGAGTCACCATTGATACTACCTGCAATACCAGCGGAGTCTATAGCACCTGTAGCAGTCTGTACCATCTTCTGTAGCTCTGCTGCCTGTGCAAAGGTAATCTGATTTACTTGACCAAAGTTAAATGGGAACAAGGCAGTTCTAGGGTCACCGTTGGTTAGTAGTATCTTTCCTGGCCTAACTTCCGGTCTAGAGCCTCTAGGGAGCCGTGTAGCGTCCATACCCATCATAGGGTGTACTGTTAGTGCTAGTGCGTCAATACGTGCTCTAAGCTCAGTATCAAGTGCTTTCTGGCTGTTGTATCCTTTCTCACATACACCACGGCCCCAGAACTTACTAGGTACTACATCCCATGGGAATGCAACAATAGGTCTGTCCTGCATCATGTATGGGTTTTCTTCAGCTTTTAGTAGAATGCTTCCATTAGCGACAACAACGATAGCTTCCACAAAGTACTCGTCTTCATTATCTTCTTCATCATCACCTTCTAGTTCAATATCAGCAATATCTTCGTCTTCACCAAGCATTGCTTCCTGCTCACCTATCTTTAGCAAGTAGCGTGGCACTAAACCATAGTACTTAGTCAGGCGTACCTTGTCTTCGTCAAAGGAAGTAAGATCTTGATCTGGCTCTAAGTCGTAGTCACTGGCTGCTTGACCTACATAAATATCTCTGTATACACCTTGTTCCTGCAATTGCTGGACTTGGTGACGGGGTACAAACTCATCTACAGCTACACCCAGTGCATCGTCAATGGAGGTAGCTATAGGGTCTATAAGGAAGTTCTGAGGCATTACAGGGCGTAGTTTAGTAACTGTACGGTCAGTAATGTTTACACCTACAGCTTGTAATTCTCCACCCATAACAGGCTGAGTAGCTGGAGCCATTTCTTTTACGTCCTCAAGTATTATTTCACCAATACCTGTACCAAACACTGCACTGTTGATAAGACATTCACCTACACTCTTGCGTAAACCTACCTTTTCAAAGTCTTCATGCAGCTTTTGACGTAAATATACAATATCTTGGTTCTCTGGGTCTGCTATGTCGTCAGTAATATCAAAGTATTTACCACGACCAAAGGTAGCTTCCTCTATTTCAGCTACACTGGACTCTACAGCTTGCTGTGTAGCAGGGCTAATGATCCTAGAGCGTTCACTTTTACGCATAGAGTCCTCTGAAGCCCAGATTCCACGCCATAGACGGTAGAATTCTTCAAACTTCTCTGAGTAATTAGCCTCATAGTGGTCACGCCAAGAGTCACACTTAGCCATTACCCAGTTTTCTAGGTGCTCATCAGTTGACAGTACGTCATTATCACCGTAGTCCATTATCTTTTACCTTTTTTGGCTGTCTTGGCTGCTTTTTTGAACTGTGCGGCTGTAGGAGCACCTTTACTACCGGCTTTACGCATCTTTTCACCGGAACCCGCTGCAATACGTTTACGTTTAGCATTTATATTACTGTACAAACCTTGTTTAGCCATGTTACTTTCCTATTTTCTTCTGAGCAGCTTTATGAGACTGAGTAAAAGTTTTACCTGCTCTCATGTTTTTTCTCATTTCAGCCATGTGTTTAGGGCTATGATGAGAGGAGTGTTTTTTTAACATTTCTTTTTGTTTTGTAGTTATAGTTTTCATTAGTATCCTGTTACTACATCTAAAATTTCTAAGTCATCAATCTCAAAGTCATATGAGTAGGCTACTTTAGCCAATTGATCTGTGTATGCAAAAGCGTCTATCAAGTCATCATGTGTTAAGACATCAGGGAACTGGAATAACTGATCCATAAACCTAGTGTTCCACTCACCTTTACCTAGAGTAATCTGACCGTTCTCAAACCTACCCTGTAAAGCCCACATGATCCTGTCTGTTTTCTTTCTGTTACCATGTGTAAGCTCCTCTACAACAAAGAACCTACCATTTTGTTTCATCATGTCCATCAATGGGGACATTACAGCCTGCTTAGAGATACCACGCTCAATACCTACACTGATAGGTCTGTAGTCCCTGACTGCTTGGAATATCTTTCTAGCTGTCTCCGCTAAGTCCCACCTACCGTATATAATGTTCTCTAGGAACCAGCCGTCCTCGTTGACCTTGACTACCGCTATGGCTGACTCATCCAGCTTAGAGTTCTTAGATCTTTTCTTACTTACGTCCTCAAAGCCAGCTAAGTCAATACTGATGTAGTAGTCACCTACGTCTGGCTTGTCACCAAACTTGACCCACTCCTCCTTAAACATCTCTGAGCCTCTAGCCTCAAAGGATGCCATAAACTCCTGTCGAAAGGCATAGGAAGACATGGACTTTTTAGCTAGGTCTATCTCCTCTGAGTCCAGTAGTTCGTTGTCGTAGCTAGTGAAGTGCCAAGCCTCATAGGACACATCGTCCTCTAGCTCTGCGTACTTGTACAGGTCATAGAAGTGGTTACGTCCCATAGGTGTACCTATGAACAACGCACCACCCTTTTGGTCAGCTAAGGCAGGTCTAAGGATCTGCTCAAAGACCTCTGGTTTCATATCTGCGTACTCATCCATCACTAGGAACTTTAGTGACACACCACGCATAGTCTCCGGTCTGTCTGCACCCTTGAGGGATATAGTGGCACCGTTGACCAGTTTTATTTGTAAATTGTTAATGTGAGCACTCACTACCACTGGATTAGCCAAGTCTAGTAGTGTTTGCCACATGATGTCTCTAGCCTGCCCCTGTGTAGGGGCTACATAGAACACCTGTCCCTTGTCCGCCTGTAGTGCGTTTACAATAAGCATCCATGCAGCTAGTCTGGACTTACCTGTACGTCTACCAGCAGCTACAATCTTAAACCTAGTGTCATCTGCCCAGACTTGCTTTTGCCAATCTAGGAGTTGTATGTTTAGATCAGTCATGAAAGTACTTGACTACTAACTCATCCAAGTCTTTTTCTTGCTCACACTCATACTCAGCATCTAACTCAGGATTACCGTCCCAATTTAGATCCTCTTGTTTAGCTAGAGTCTCTCTGTATTCTCTACTATCCATAAGTCCACATCACAGGTACATCTGTAGATCTAACATCCACATGCACAAAGCCTCCGGCTACACCAATCCCTGTAAACCCTAGCTCTATGGCCTTCTTAACTATAGTGTGCCGTTGCACACCGGATGACACAGCTATGTCCGCTGCAATGCCTTGGGCATGAGTGCCAGCCTTAGGCTTCTTTAGTTCTAGAGGGTGCTGTGGTGATCTATAGCCGCTGGTGATTACAAAAGGGAAACCACAGGCCTCCCTTAGTTCATCTAAGGCCAAGATTAGTTCATCTTCTATTTCATTCTCACCTGTGGCTTGACACACAAACTCTTCCCTAGTGAAGTACTTAAACATCTGTGTATTCTCCGTCTATAGGTTCACTAGGTTCCACATCTGTTTCTACAGTGCCGCCTAAACCTGAGATTGTTATGTTTACTGATGATCTACCACTGGCTGCATCTTTCTCAAAGTAACTCAAGGGTAGCATACGATCCATCACTAGTTTCCATGCAGCCGCTTGATTCTTATGGTCATCATTAAGTGCCGCATCAAAAATACTGTCAAGTACCTTACGAGACTTAGGGGACGCAAGCATACGAGCCTTATACTCATTAATGATACCAGCGTCACCTTTAGGTCTACCTAGAGCTTTCCTAGAGCCTCTAGATTTAGAAGCTACCTCAGACTTCTTAGGTCTACCTCTTTTCCTTTTAGCAAGAGTAGGTTTATTATCAACATCCATGTGTATTTTACCTTACTGTCTCTCTAAGAATACTCTATCATTATAGCATATTTTTGTGTCCTTGTCAAGTCCTTTTTACTATTATTTAGTAGTGTACAATAATACTATAGTAATCAATAACTTGGCTATGTTAGTAAGTACTTACATTATAGGAGTTTTCTCTAGTTTTCTAATTTTAGCTCTGGTGTACAAGAGTGCCTACTATAGATTACGACAGACACGCCAGCCCCTCCCCGGCCCCTCTAGCATACCCCAGCCCACTTGTCAACAAAAGAATACAAAAGAATTCACCTATAGCATACAATAGAACACAAGTCAACCCTTGACAACTAGAGCAGACTATGGTAGCCGTGCCAATGGCTAGCACATGTGGCTAGAGATGTCAAGAGTAAATAAGTGTTGACAAATGCACAAGAGTGTGAGTGGCGCTGGCACCCTATAGCATACCCAAGCACACACATGCAAGTGAATTGTATTCATGTGAACATGAGAATGTTTCAGTTTACAGGTCTGCACATATGTCTATAATGGATCACATCAGACACACACACAGAAGGACGAGAGAACATGAGCAGATCAATTACAGTTAAGATTAAATCAGTATACGGTGAGGAAAAAGTATACCCAGTTTGTGCGGACGCTCAGACATTCGCAGACTTAGCAGGTACACGCACGCTCACTATAGGCACCATAGAGCAGATTAAGAGACTAGGCTACAAGGTAGAGCTAGTCACACAGTCTAAACTAGCGGGTATATTAGGAGCCTAATTGTAGGTGATAGCCTCTTGACATCAGGAGGCTATAGCATACAATTAGACACACACACAAAAGGACCAGAGACAATGAGACTACGACAACTAGCAGCAAATCAGACAGAAGTAGCGTTACCATGTGGCGCAGTAGTATTCTTTAGCTACGAGACACCAGTAGCTGCAATGCTACCATCAGGGCAATACATACGCACAGAGCAAAAGTTCTCAGTAACCACTAGCAAGCACATAAATAAGTGGCTTGCTCCTGTAGCTGATAGTGTTAGGATTGTTCCGCAGGGTGACTTGCACAAATTAGCAGGAGAATAGAGCAATGCAAGTACAAAAAGATTACAGGCCGGAATGGTCACAGGATATAGAGAAGGCGCAAGAGCTACCATTCTGGAAAGTGTGCCTATGGTTTATGTGGGGTTTCACAGTAGGTTTTTTCATAGGAGGCTAGAGAATGTCACAGCATTACAATGTACTGCCCAGCAGGTTTATAGTGCAAGAGTTAGAGAGCATTATAGACGATATAGGCCTAGAGCTAATGGTAGGGCGCAAATGGGCCACTCTCAGGCA